ACAACAACTTAGATGCTAAGTTATTGAGACCTCTAGCCCCAATAGAATTATAAGGTGTCGTATAGGCAGTGCCACCATCGTCAGATTCCTTAGGGAACAACTGAGGGATAGTATAGGTAGCATTCTTCTCTGCTCTCTGGGTATACTGATCTCTGTCCGTAGACAATCTTTCGTATACCTTTTGTGCACCTTCAGCAGTTTGATTATCTAGTTTAGTTTCTGCCATTATTACACAATATTACGTCCCGTACCCCCAGCACCACTAATGTAATCGTACCGGTAGATGTTTTCTTACCGCCTCTTGACTTACCGATATGATGATTACGATCCTGCCAAGATGAATCTCCACGTCCCATTAGACAATATTCCTTCCGCTAGAGGGACCAATCATGTTAACCTTAAGAGACTTCTTGCCTCTCTTCTTTCCTTTAGTTAACTGTTGCTTCTCTGATTCTGATTCAGTAGTGTGCTGCGTATCTGCATTCACAAACCCTAACTCAGGAGCAGGCGCTTCAGCAGTCGATTGACCAAAGTTACTGCTGCCACCAATAAGGCCACCAGTGGCGACCTTAACTACGTTCTTAAAGGCTCTACCGATTTTACTGAAAAACCCCATTAATATCCTCTTTACTTAAATAATAGCAATTATAAATATGGAATCCTTTAGAGACATAACTATTCTTTAACATAGGAGCACACCAATCATTGACACTCCCAGTTTGAATATAGTCACACTCATCATTCTTTAGACAATCAATTAAATAATCAGACAACGCTCTAGCAATGCCTGCTCCTCTTTTAAAAGATACAGTCCATTCTTCATTAAGGATTCTTTGCTTATCAGAATACCAAGGGTAACCATAGGATAACAAACAGCATCCCACTAGTTCATCTGCAGATTGACTATAGAAACCAATAATACGATAATCATATTGGTTATTATTCAATACTACATCTTTAACAAAAGACCTAATATAGTCTTTATCTAAGTTTCTTATGAAGGATAAATTATTAGGATTATCTATAATAGATTCCATACATTTATCTAGAACCTCCATAGCTGTCTTTAAGTCTACAATAGGTTTAACATAAAGTTTACCTATAGACCCCCTATAGTCCCCCATAGTATTCGTCATCCTTTTTTAATTTTTTATATTACGTTAGTGCCTACACCCTTAGCTTTGTCTAAGGATACCTTAAGACCTTTCTTACCCTTACGAGCCTTCTGTTCTTCAGTCTCCTGAGCACCAAGCTCCGGTTCCTGAGGTTCAACTACAGGGTTGTCTAAGGCAGGCGCCTGAACTTTCACATCAGGTACCTTAGGCTTTGAAAACAGTGCACCGATTTTAATCACCTATATGGTTTTGTTCATTGAACTTATTTTCAAGGAAGTCAAGTACATCCTGTACACCACCACAGTAATCAATGGTAGGCTTATAGCGGATCATCTTGCGTACATCAAAGATCTTCTGAAGTCCCTCCAACAAGTCTTTCGGGACAGCCGGAAAGTTGTCGAAGAGGGGTTCATCAGGATCACTTTTAGTGGTATCTTTGATATCAATTTTCATAGATTCGTCTTTCACGATTATCTATCTCCTAGTGTGGTGAATTTATTATCAACTATCTGTCGTCTTAATAGGGACGATTTTATCAGGTGTCCAAAGGGTATCTTTAGTGTCCCCTTGACGAAGAATATAGGCCATTCTAGCTTGCAGCAAAGCATCATCTTCAGTAAGGCCAGCTTTCTTGTAGGTATTAACTACAGTCTCCCATAGTTTATCCTGAGGGACATCCTTAAGGATCCTCTCTGCTCTTACTGCTCCAATACCGGGGCAACCTTTATAGCCATCAGCAGTGTCTCCTACTAGTGTCTGAAACATATGCCAATAGTTAGCTTTATCTTCGTCAAGCCAATAGATTTGATCTTCATTTACTCTATAGAAATGAGTAGGAAGAGTTTTGAAATCCTTATCCATTGACACAATTAAGGTTGTATCAGGGGTACTATTAATACCTATTACATCATCAGCTTCTAGAGATTCACTGGATTTAGATTCATAGTTATTTCTGATCCAATCCACTAATCCATAGTAGCAAGTAGGCTTTCTTTTATCAAGCCTATTGTTTTTATAATCAGGCATTAAGTGCTTCCTAAAGTTATCATTAGGATCACTAAAGACAAACGAATAGTCATTCATTTCGACATTATGGTTTGTCTTTAGTGTATCTTTAATACCCACAATAATATCTTCAAATTGATCTATTGCATCATCCAAATAGGCATGACAAGTATATAGACCATCCCCCCAATAGATATCCTTTTGGACAGCTGAAGAGGCTTTATAGGCCAATAGATCTCCGTCTATCAGCCCAATGTATTCTTTAGTAGCGCTCATAGGATGATGCAAGCTCAGCGCCAGAACGAGTAAGCAGCCATCGATTGCCTGCCTGTCGAATGTACTTATTGATTGACGTAATGTGACCTCGAGAGGCCATCTCAGCAATCATTCGTGCATTGAATCGACAATAGTCTGACTGAAGTTTAGGATGGACTTCACCAATGTAAGCAAGAGCACTGCAGTAGTTACTCATCTCAGCGTTACGCTTGTGAACAATAACCTCCCCAGTACTCTTCTCTTCTGTATAGAAATACTTAGGCATCTTCATAGCAGTCCTCCTCCTCTGTAGTGGTATCTGAAGTCACACTGTAACCGAGCTTCATAAGGAGGTCATGAATGATCTCTTCAGGAGCCCAATCCTTCCAAGTTTCAGGTTCCGGCTCATAGTTAAGCACAGTCTCACCATTAAGAGTGACTACAGCACCATAAGCAGGGACATTGCCATACTCATCATGCTTAACCTTCCACTTCCACATAATATGGATGTGATCAATGCTGCCCTTAGGAGCCTTATAGTCACGCAGCAGTGCTGCCTTAGTTTCTTTAGTCATACCAGTGTTTTCCATAGTAGTAATTAATGACAAGCTGCCCAGTTACAGCCAATCTTTCCTTCAGTATCAAGTTGACATTTAAAATTAAAGAATGCCTGAGTTTGTCTCATGGATTCCTGAGCAATCCTACAGCAATCTTCAGCGATTTCCTTAGTGCGACAAGCTATCTGACACTCATCATGAATCCATGCCACCATAGCAAAGTCACCGTCCCAACCGTGCTTATAGCCAGCCTTACGCATATTCTCTTCTACAAGACACACCCATTTCTTACAAACGAGAGCACCTGCAGATTGCAATAGAGTATTCAAAGCTGAGTGAGGGCTTCGCACATAAACAACGCGACGATCAAGCCCAAGAATACTGTGAGTAATACTAAGATTACTGTTATCAGGGTGAGCACGTTTCCTCCAAGTTACCTTATTGACACCTCCGACCCATTCAGAGGATGTAATGAGAGTCCTTTCAATATCTTGCCGAAGTTGCTTAATAGCAGGCAAAGACTGAAAGAACTTTTCCTTTAGTCGCTTACCGTCAGCCGAAGATCCACCAACGATCTCACCAATCTTGGCATCGCCTGCTCCATACAAAAAACCGTAAATACATTTATGTTCAGAGTAGTTCGCTAAGCTACTCCCGTGAATTAACACAGCTCATAGTCGCCTATGAGATCAGACTATATCTTCTTAGCTAACCTTTTCCACCTGCTTAGGTGTACTCCCTTTCGGGATAGTCGTTGCACGTTCCATCCAATCTGCAACAGTTCTTAGTTCTTCAACAGTAGCATATTGTTATTATAATTGTATGGCTTCGCTCAGGATTGCCTCATTGAGGTTTCCCCTGAATTAAATTAGTTTATAGACATCTATTTTGTTAAACGTCTTTGCATTGTCTCTTGTAGGCAACCCTGCCATCTTCTGGTTATGGGTATGAATGTCACCATTCAGGATCTCCTTTACATATGCCCCATTATCATAAGGAGATAGGAAATGGCCGAAGCAACGCAACTCAAGCCCAGAAGCATCAATACCAGCTTCATACCAACCTTTCGGAACAGTAAATAGCTCCCTGCATAGTCTCCCGTAAGGGGCTCTATTGGCAGGAACTTGAGCAACATTAGGATAACTATGAGTTGCACGGCCAGTGACAGCCCCATTAGGGTTAACGGAACCATGAATACGCCATAGGTGATCATTAGGATCCTCCTTCATTAGCTTTAGCCACGCATTACTGCCTTCAGCAAGCTGACCAATACGTTTGTTTAACATGAGAAGTTCTAAGATCTTGCTAGTCATAGGAATATCTTTAGCAGTCTTTAGAGTTTCTTCATCAACCTTAGGCAACCCCGTATCAGTCACCTCCTGAGGCTCCCACCCTTGCTCAATGAGAACCTTAGCAATCTGTTGTCGACTATTGGGATTAAAGGTTTCATAAACAGGATATTGTACTCCTGCTTTAATACCTTTCTTAGCGTTGTCTCTCTTGTAGGTCTTATAGCCAGTCAATAGAGGAGGGACACTCTCTTGCAGCTCTTTAGTCAACTCATCTCTGCGCCCTGCAAGCTCACTATAGAGAACTACAGCTTTATCTCTATCAAAGACAAAACCATTACGCTCCTGCTTAGCCATCACCCATGCGATATCATGCTCAAGCTGTACGGCCTCCCAAGGGTAACCTTTGCCTAAGAGTTTATCAAAAAGCATCTTAGTAACAACTACGTCCTGATAGTTGTACTGATACATCTCTTCTGAGAAGCTGTCCCAAGCCTCCTCCTGTTCCCCATAGGTGCCCTTTAGTTCACGCATACGATAGCCATAGGCTTTCAATGAATGGGAACCAAAGAGATCCTTGGGAAGCCTCCCAGAACGAATTAAGCCCATATCGAGATCTTTAATGTTGCTCCAAACTAGACGAGCAAAGACAAGTGTATCGATAACACAATCCCTAGGATCAAATACAAAGTCTTTACCTGATAGTCGCTTAAGACAAGGGACATCGTACTTGATACCATTGTGAAATACCAAGTTATAACCGCTAGTACCATATACATTAAGAGCATCAATGTATTCATCGAGATCCTTATATCCTTTGTACTCCTGAGAGGCACTATCGTAGATCCATGCGCACCAGAATTTAGTTACGGTATCCAATAGTCCATTGGTTTCGATATCAGTAATGAGGTGTTTGTCGTATAGTTGAAGCATTTTCTATTCCTTAAATAGCTTTGCTAAAAAGATCCTACAGGATCACCAGAAGTGAGATACCTGTAATTGTAATAAGCCACATAGCAATCACGTAGATCTTGAATACTAGAGAGCTTAGGTCTCTGTACTCAGCAGAATGCTCATGCTCAGAGGCTAGAATCACAGGGGCAATAGGAAGCAACAGGATAAACCAAAAGCATGAGATGGCACGATCCGTAAGAGACATGTCCTTGTCATAATACCAGAAAGTAAGTGGGGAAATAAACTCTTTAAAACTCATTTTCTTCATCCTCAAAGGGACACTCAGGATCTGCTTCATAGTCAGAGAGCCTACCAGTGTCCTGATTATAGTAAAGGTAACCACTGATACCAGTCAAACCACTGAAACGATTCTTAAGTACTCTAATGGCCATGACATTAGGATTATCTCCCTGTTGATTCCTCTCTAGTCCAATCACCATGTCTGCAAGCTGAGCAATAGCACCGGAACCTCTAAGTTGACTTAAAGACACCTGAGCTCCTTCTTCGTGACCTTTCTTATCGGGGCGCTTAAGGTGACTAACGACATACATAGTACACCCTGTTTCTTCAACAAGGGATCTAAGGTTTGTCATTAGTTTGTCAATAGCTTTACGCTCCCCACCATCGTCACTATTGTCCATACCAGAGACAACAATAGAGATATGGTCTAGGAAGATTCTCTTGCATCCTAAAGCTACGATCATGTATCTAAGCTTACTAAGCAGATTCCCAGAATCAAGTGATCCAAAGTGATCATAGAGGAAGAACTTTCCGTTGCCAATCGTGGCATCAAAAGCACTCTTGAGTTCTTCTTTAGAGACACTATCGGGATCCACGCTGATAATGAGACGTCTATTAAGAAATATGGACATAAGTTCAAGTCCCGTCTTTGCTGTAGATTCCTCAAGAGCAACCACGCCACAAGTCTCGCCTTTAGAGACACCAAAGAAATATTCAAGCTCTCTGAGTAGAGTGGATTTTCCCATACCTGATCCTGAGGTAATGACATAAAGCTCACCGTGTCTAGCACCGTTTGTCTTGCTTTGGAGAGCTTGAAAAGGATAGGCCACACTGTCTTTAAGACTATCAAGACCTTCCACACACTTCTCATAGAGATCTTGACCTGAAACAATTCCATCAGGTCTGTAAGGCTTAGCGTTCCATATGGCCGATACAAGGTCACCTGATCTCCCAGCCTTAAGACACTCATTAGGATCCTTAAGAGGTAGATTAGCAATGTACGCTTTACCCAATGGGAGAATCTTTGCACAATCTTCACATGCTTTACGTCCCGGATCATCCATATCAAACATTAGGATGATCTCTTCAAAGCTATTTAGATACTCTAGGTTAGCTTCAATGGCTTTCCTAGCAGCCTGAGCACCATTAGGGATAGACACTACAGGCCACTTATTGCCTTGCACTTGAGACACACTAAGGGCATCTATCTCACCCTCAGTGATTACTAGTTTCTTACCACTAGACCACAACTGAGAACCATAGAGGCACCCAGAGATCTTCCCTAGTACAGCAAAAGACTTATCAGGGAATCTAAGCTTTTGTCCTACAAGAGAACCCTTGTCATCATAGTAGCAAGCCACTTGACAAGGGTTACCCTTATACTCCCCCACGAAATACTTTAGCTTAGTACAAGTATCTTTAGTGATACCCCTAGCAGGCAAAGCAGAGATCTGTAGTTCCTCTAAAGGAATCATATTGGATGCTGACATCTTTACCCCCTTGGGTTTGTCCAAAGATCCATCAGGTCTAAAATAAGTGGTACAGCTATAGCAATACTTATGACCATCACTAAAAACAGCAAGAGCATCACTAGAGCCGCAATTAGGACAAGGCTCATGGCGCAGAAAGGTCGATTCCATGATCTAGCATATAACGTGCACTTTGGAAATCACGAAGATTATATTGAAAGCCTGCATCAAAGCTGTATCGGCACTGATGTTCAAAAGGTGTCATATGCCCACTATCAATAAGCCGCTTAGCAAGAGTAAGATCCTTTAGGATATCCGGCTTAGACCCATCGTGATTAAGGTAAGACACTCGGGCACAACGTGCAGCAGAGATAAGTGTGAGAACCCGCAGATCATCGATAGCATCCATCTCATCAAAGTTCACATAAGGAAGCGTACGCCCCCCGTGAGCATTGATATAAACGTAGGTGTTGCTAACGGCATCCATAGCCATCTTAATAGCCTTAGCGAGGTGCTGGATCTCTGGATCAGCATCAGGAGACAACCGGAGATCAAAGAAATTGCTCCACTCAGTAGCAGTGACAATAACTTTAATCTTAGTGAACGGCTCAAGGATGCGATTGATGTGCTGCTTATGAAACCCATTGTCAATCATCTTATGAGCAACCTCGATTGCCTTAAATGCAGCATCTTGCCACTCTTCACAAAAGATATCATAGTCATCTTCATTGACAATATCTTTGCCTTGCATGCCCTTGCAATTCTTATAGACATCCGAAGGCACCCAAGGATCATTCAAGATATTCTGAATAGTTCGCTCTACAGGTACCGCACGCGAGCTACTAGCATTGCGGCTGAAGCAATTATGAACCGTAATACCGTTTGCCAAGAAGTTATGATAATCAGAGGAAACCGAAATATCGAAAACCTCTTCTTCACCAACGTATTCAATCGAATCAACTACCACAGCCATGAGGTTGCACTGACTAGCACCTTGCCAACCTTGTCGGCTGTGCCTGATCTTATGGCACTCATTACAAAGAGCTACCACATTATCAATGTCAAAAGCAAGGTCAGGGTTTTCATGCTTAGGAATCACATGGTGAATCTCTAAAGGCTTATCCTCAGCACCACAGTCGGCACATCGGAACCCCTGCCTTTCAGACACTTCAGGCTTAACCTCTGCATTCCAACGAGAAACCCATTCTCCATTAATCTTCTTGTAAGGGTCAAAACGAGGTTCTGTATACTTCTTACGGGTATTACAGTACACCTTATCTCTACCTACAGCAATGTCTTGCAACTCCTTCCAACCACTATCAGTAAGAATTAGATGGTCTGCGGTGCAAGTGACGGAGAAGGCTCCTGCTGTAATCTTGTACACAGGCTTAACCCCAACCTTCCAACAATCAGTAACGGTCGTGTGAGTAACTTCCATCGTAGACTCATCCACAGAACGAAGTCTCATCTTGTTCAAACGACCTTTCATGTCATATCGACAGACCCCACCCCATCGAGTAGCATGAGGAGAACTGCCATTTTCCCACTTATCCCAAAAATCCCCAAGAGTTATTTGATAGGCTTTGCACTTACTGCCTTTGCTACCACTAGGGAGATCGAAAGTCAGCACCGTATTCGCAGTGAGACAACGATGCGTCATGAATTCACTATGGATGAAACGAGGATACTCCAATTCAAACGTATAGAGGTTATTCCAGCGTGCACGAATGATAGCTTTAGAGTTACCTACGCAATAGACCTTAGAGATAGGATCCTCACTCATCATCCTCCTCCTCAATCTCATCATCATCATCAGCATCATCTTCAGAATCTAGGAAGGCTTCATATTCATACTCCCACTTCTCTTTCTGATTGTTGTGAAGCTCATCACGATATGAATCTCCATCAGGATAATGCCAATCTGATTTACGTTCAATAGGTTCCATAATTATGGTTTCCTTTAGTGTTTACTATGGTATAGCTTTGGTAGGTGATAGGGGATTCGAACCCCCACGCCTTAAGGCACTATGGTTTAAGCATAGAACGTCTACCAATTCCGTCAATCACCTAAAATATTTGGTCTCTCCGGTAGGATTCGAACCTACATAAGCCACTTTAGAAGAATGGTATATTGTCCAATTATATTACGGAGAGGTAGAATTCAGTTTGATAAAAGCCTCTAGTCTCGTGTTGAGGTCTCTGAGTAATTCAACACCTTCTCTATGAAGTCCTGCACTCTCTGAGAGTAACTGTCTACACGCTTCGACTGACTTTGCATTAGCTCCTGAGGCATCCCTGAGAAGCTTTCTATCGGTGCTACTGAGGTTGTACTGCACCCGATTAACATGTTTAGTAAGGGCAGCCAAGTCAGCAGCATCAGAAGCTTTACTTTTAATGATAAGGCTAATTGTTTCATCTTTCCTAGCTGTTAGCTCCTTTAGCTTGACTTCATTCTGAGCTTGAATAGCTACAAGCTCTTCAGTGTGCTTATTGCTTTCATATTTCCTGCCACCAATGACACCTGTAATGAAAGCTAAGACTACTGCTAGTATGGCTACCTTCTCCCACATAGTTTATTCTTCTCTCTAGTAGTGGAGATTTTATGCGATACGAACTAAGTCACCTTTAGTGAACTCAAGTGTCCCATTGGCTTCCTTAAGATCAGCTTGAGACAACTTGCATCTATCAAGAGAACTTGCATCTTCATAGGTAACGTAGACAGCACCACGGCCGTACCACGACTGAACATCAAAGCAAGGGCAGTCTTTAGCTACCCCGGGGAAATCTCTATGCCCTAAGACCTTAGCTTTAGGATACTTACTCTTAAGCCAGTCTAAAAGTTTCTTAAGAGATTCCTTTTGCTTCTCTGTAAAGTTGTCTACAGACTTACCGTTACGATCAGTCCCCCCAATAAGGCAAATGCCAACACTGTCATCATTATAACCCAGAACGTGACTGCCAATAGCTTCAAGGGGTCTGCCATTTTGAATAGCTCCATCCGTAAGAATGACAAAATGATAGCCTATACCAAGCCATCCCTTTTGACGATGCATTTGATCAATAGTTTTCCAAGTGTACTCAGGCTTATTTTGAGTAGCACTGCAGTGAACCACCAGATAATCCGTAGAACTGCGAGACTTGAACTTAACAAAGTTTCTATGGTAGTCAATCAGTGGTTCCTTAAAGGTAGTAGTCATTTATTAATTCTCTTGTTGTTATTGTTATTATTCTTGTTCTTCAAGATTCCCTCAGGGATATCTTTAGGTTTCTCTTTAAGCCATTCTTCGGGGATCAGCTTATCGGCAAACTTAATGCCGTTCTTGTTGCAGAAGCTAGCGTAAGTAGTAGACGATCCCTTATAAATGTACGTCTTACTTCTACTAAAGACAAACCGGATATCTAACTCAGGATGTTGCTCACGGATTAATAAATGCTTCTTCCTATCTTCAGCATCCCAGACACCCTTAGTTTCTATAATGATGCCATTAGGCAACACGAAATCAGGGGTATACTTGTGAGTACTCTGAGGAACGACATACTCTAAGTACTGTTCCTCATAGTGTGGCTCAATAGAAAAGGACTTGAGGAAGTCTGAATTCTTCTCCTCAAGTCCTGATCTGTAGGTACCCGCGTTGTGCCTTTTAGCTTTGCTGTATGCTGCACTGCGGGTGGTCATTAGATACCACCAAAGACGTACTTAAAGTAATAATTCTTAGGATCTCGCTTCTCTTTACTGTCCTTATCAAAGATAGGAGATCCATTAGCGTACTTGAAGGTAGGTTTAGCATTACTAAGCGAAAAGTACATGTAACCAAGAAAGAGGCTACCATCTTGCACACTAGAGGCATCTACAGGAAGACTTTCTACATCTTCACAGTATTCCTTATAGACATCCTTATGCATCAGCATGACTGCAACAAAGTCACAATCGATATCTTGCAGCACATGATCAGGGAATTTAATGGTGCATGGGTTCCAATCATAGAGATCGAAAGTAGGTTCCTTTTGTTCCTCTTTAAGTTCCTCAATGTTAGTCTTAAGACCCTGCACAACATCCTGCATCGTAGCAAGAGTAGATTGAGCCATATCAATGCGGTTATCAAGTTCTTCCAAAGTAATCATCTTAGGTACTCCCTAGTAATTATTAAAAATCAGTGGCTCCAACAGCCTTACGTGATTCTACTTCATCTTCATCGAGGCTGTCAAATGGTGCCTCTTCCTTGAATGCCTCATAGCCTTCCTCTTCAGCAGAGAAGCCGTAGTCCTCTGCAGATGAACCACCGAACTCGTTAAGCTTAATCACTTGGACTGCAACCGGTCGAAGGCTAAGGCCAACCTGCTTAGTTGACTGCATGAAGTAAGGTGCTGCAGTGAAGCTAAGACGAATCACTGAATCACGACCTACATTGACGTCAATAGGCTTGCCCTTAGAATCAAAATGGGCAATCTTAGCGTTGACTGTAGATCCATCCTTTTTCTTGATTACAGCATTCTGCTTAAACTTGAGGTAGACATTACCTTCTTCATCTTCAAAGTAAAGATCAGACTTATGGATCTTTTTCTTATTCATCGCATTGGCTTCAGAGACTGCTTCATCGAAAGCCTTGTCCTGAATAGCCTCAAGCTTCTCAATGAGCTTCTTAAGTTCATCAGTCATACCCTCAAAGCGCATAGTGACACTAAAGACACCTTCAGGATTGAACTTCATATCAGGCTCCTTCAGGTGAGGATACTGAGCAAAGCCCTTCGGAGTAGTGTAACGTTCGAGCATTTTAAAATGGTTTCCTTGTTTAATTAATTAAGTAAAGGTTACTAGAGAGCTTCCTTGGTTCTCTCTAGTAGTGGAGATTATATTAAGTTACTAGCAGAACGCATACATAGACTGTTTGACTACATCAAGATCTAATGTACCGTGCTTAGGAATCGGAGGCAACTCCTTAGCTTTCTTAGGAGACAACATATTCTCGACTTGATCATGAAGATCCTGCAGCACGTCATTCTGTTTGTAGGTTTCAGCAAAGACCTCACGAACAAGAGAGAACATCAAATCACCTTGACCTGCAGGGCAGCCATAGGAATCATGAATCATAGCAAACTGATGGATACCTGCATCAACACAAGCGTCTACAGTTAGCATGAGGTGACTAGCATCCATCGAATGGACGTAGTTAGGAGCGATGCCCTGCTTCTGCTTACGAGAATCGATTTCCCCTAAGTCCTCTGAGACACTAATCTGAAAAGTTTCCCCTTCTTTCTTAGATTCCTCAGGAGCACCCGATTCATCAGACACATGAATAGTTCCGCTGCAGAAGGTCTTAAGTTTCTTCAGGCGAACTTTAGGATACCTTTGGCGAACTAAGAAACCACTCGGAGTTACCCATTGTGTAGGAAGGTTCTCTCCGTTGATATTCTTGTCCGTAGCGAGTAGTCCTGAGGCAGTCTGAAGCCAATCCATAGCTTCTCTAGCTTTGACAACAACCTCACCTAATGAATTCCAAATCTTGTCAGCCATATAGGTTGCAGCTTGTCGAGGCTTAGAGAAAGCTAAAGGATGATGTTCTAAATGAGGATAGATAGTATCTTCAAGGATCTGTTCAGTAAAGCCAAACTTCTTCGCTCCATATGAAAGTGTCATAGTCGGTCTCTTGGTTACCTTACGGGTAATCCCATAGGCCAGCCACTCATTAGCAAGTGCCTTAGTACCCTTAGAGACATACTCAGCGCCATCTTCAGCAGTCTTTAGTTCATCTTTAGTACCTTCAGCAGCATCCTTCATCACAGCTTGTTTCACATGCTCAGCGACAATACCGTAGATATCGTGAACCTTATCATCAGGCACGAGGTTAACTGCAGTACCCCCAATCTCATCCTTTAGCATAGCTGAGAAGTGCTGGATACCACTGCAGCTGCCATCGAAAGCTACTGGAATGTGAGACACATAATCTGTACCTTGGTCCATGAAATCAGCCCACTCAAAGCAGAATGCTAGGAACTCCCAAGGGGAATCTGTT